CATTTGCAATATCTGGGTACTTTGAAATAACATCACGCAAAATCTTTGACAAAATCTGGTTTACATTCTCTGCCTTTTGCATTCTGGCAATGTACTCACCATCAGTCTGGTTCCCGCCCATCAACTTATGCAGCTGAGCTTTCTTTGTTGCTAAATCCCCAGCCAACTTAATAGCCTGGATTCTGGCTGCGACCATGCCATTGTCTGTTGCAATAGTGATAGTCTCCCAAGCTTCCTTGCTTAATTCATCAAATTCAGTAAGAGCTTTGATTGTATTAAACTGAACTTTTTCAAGGAAAAATGGGTCTTCTTCAATTGTTTGATTTAAAATCAGCTTATATTCTTCAATATATTCTTTTATTTCATTCACAGGAATAGACATGAGAGTTGATATCTCTCTCATTGAATAGCCCTTTACATGCAAAAGACCGACTTGTTCAACATCTTTAATTTTCTCAATCAAGCTTTTTGTTTTAACTAATTCAATATCTGACATAATCTATCTATATACCTCTCCGACACTTTTGCCCATGTCATGTTTTCATTTATATACAATGCCGACATATATGTGCGGTTAGAAATTTCTTCGTAATTGTTTACTGTATACAACATTTTATCACATAAATCGTCAAAATCTGGCTTCGCCCAGTATCCTGCATCTTGATATATGCCAGACATTTTGTAATCTGAGATTGAATAATCAAGTGGAATGGAAAGATGAGCAAATTCAGAACAAGCAGAAAAGTTTGTGCATATTGTCGGTATACCCTTCGCTATCCCCTGGAATGGTAGCAGCCCCCACCCTTCTCCACTGGTAGGATATAGTACGCAATCTACTTTATCGTAAATACGACCAAGTTCTTCTGCACTAACTTCCCAATCAATTATATCAATCTGCGGATGGTCAAGCTTGCCCTTCATACCGTTAATAATTGATCTCGCATCAGCTGGTCCTTTTGATTTATAAATCATCCGATACTGATCATTACCGCTAAACAATTTAATAAATGCATCAACAGCCATTTGAGAATTTTTCCTCGTAGATGGAGATCCGATGCTTAAGAAAGTAAATGGACCTTTCCTGACTCTCTTACGGGGGAAATATATCTCAGGGTCAACGCCTAATTGAAAATTATAAACTGGCTTTGTAACTCCACTGTATATAAAAACAGACCGCATGAAATCAGATGCAGTCCAAATTTCATCCATCCTGTTTAAATCATCTATCCACCCACCTGGGAGCTGATTAGTCTCCCAGTACGAGAATCCAATCTTATAATCACCATACTTGCCATAAGATTCTGGTAGGCAGTGATTAATCACCACGCCTTCATGAACATCATTTCTTTTTGCGTAACCAATCTGGAATCCGCTAATTTCTTGCGGGCTTTCATTTTCAAGCTTACGAAAATCTAGCCCGCTATTGGCAATATGCTTCGTCAGATGATATGAAGCATCGCCATAACCTTCGCCAATTCTTGACGAACCATTGTCTGTCCAAGTGATCATTCTTCTACTTGAAACGCAATCTTTTTCCCAGCAGAGTCTGCAGCCTCTCTTAGTTTAGGCAAGGGTAAGCCGTGAACTTTTGTATATTCAACTCGGTAATTAAACCAACCCTCAACAGCCCTCCACATTCGGTCATCTGTTTTGTCCGCCAGATCCTCTAATTCTTCTGGCGTAAGCAGGAAGCTCAGTACACCTAACGGCATATAGACAACAACATCATAATTTGAATCTTTGTCTTTTGAATATCTACTTAGCAAATTCTGGAATTGCTGTACCATTTCCTGAACTGGTGTGCCAGAGAAATGTTCTACATTGCCATAAACATTTCTTTCTCTAGGGCAAACATCGTCAACACCGACAAAAGCCCCGTAACTTCTGCACACCAAAGGTCTAAACCCATAGATAGTGCAACCGTCTTTGTAGAAAGAACATTTCCTTTCAGTCTCACCACCAAATTGCCATGTTTCATCGTACATCGCCTCCTTTAAAGAATTAACTACTGAATTAAACCATTCGTCTGCAAACTCTTTGCCTTTATTTTCTAAATGCAAATAGAATTGCTTGGTGATATTAAAAGCAATATTGGCGCACTCTGTCATGTGAATTGTTAAACCAATTGAACAGCAATTGCCAGAGCCAAGACACTTGTACTTTGTCTTGTTCTGACTTGCTTCAATCATTCTTGCCTGGTTGTAGACCATATCAAGCTCTGCAAATATGCCTAAATCCCCTGCCGCTACTCTTCTTTGCATTATCTACCCATACCCTTCTTTTTTTGTTGCATTGATTTTCTCCTATCACGCTTCATTTGTTCAGCTTTCTTCTGCATTGGTGATTTTGGCTTCTTAGAGGTAGCAGACAAATTTCTTCCCTTACCTCTAAATTTCAAAAGATCGTATTTACTACACCAGTTGTAAAGACCTTGCGGAGTGATTTCAACATTGTAAGTTTGCTTCAGCAGCTTCACAATGTCAGTTAGGTTCATCCGCTTTTTGACATAGTGCTCGTAAAGCCAACTTTTATCTTTGTAAGGTTCAAGAGCCATTAGATACCACCATTAAATAATACCAAAGCCCGATACCGATTGCGTCAACAATGTCATCATCTTTTAAATTTTCTTCTTCCATTTGAAAATAATCAGAAATAATATCTCTGACACGATCTTTTCTTTCTTTCTTTTTCTTAGCTTCTGTATCAAAAACTATTTTATCTGTTTTAGATATATTTTTATATCCAATACCACGCTTCCAAAGAATTGGATTAATATCCATAACTTTAAAACAATACCCCTGGACTATGCCCCAGGTATAGCCAATTATATAAGAAATAACTCTACTTGTTTGAAAATTTTGAATATAAACTGATTGCTCAATAACAGTTATAGATGGGCTATATTTTTTACAAATTTCTTTAATACCACTATTAATTTCATTAAATTTTATAGAAATATCATTTGTTTTTGTAAATTTAATTTTTCCACAATCAAGCAATTTAAGACCATTATTGAAATCAATGACAGCCCATCCCAAAGAATGAGATGAAGGGTCTATTGATAAAATTCTTTTATCATGGGTATTTACTATATTTTTAAGATTCATCCTAAGCCATCCCTGACAGAGCCCTCATCCCAGCCCCATCCAACCAACCTTTGGACATATCTTTCTCTTTTACATTTTTCACAAATATTTTCTTTATTATATCGTGATAATATAGTTTCGCAATTTTTTGTTTTACAAGTTCTTTTTTTATTTATATTAGCTTTCTTCTCATAATAATTGTTTAATAACTTTGCATTTGTAACAATTCTTCTACACTCTGCCGAGCAATAAATACTATTATAAGATTTTGCCTTAAATGGTTTACTGCAATCTAAATTCTTGCAAGTCCTTTCGTCATCATTAATCACTGTCTCCCCAGCATAAAGCAGCCAAATTACATTCTGAACAATGCTTAGATGTTCTCTTGTACGGTCTGTCGGGGATATTACCACTAGTGTAATTCCCATAAATATCTCTGTATTTCTTAAAGAGCTTATCTATGAAAGCCTGGTCTTTTTCAATATAAATTGGAAGAATCTCTTGATTATTCTTACATTCATAAATAACAAAACCGCCATCTAAGTTTAAGCACTCCATGTAAATCTGTGCTTGTCTATAATGCTCATCTTTTGGCTTGTTATACAATTTTCTGTAGTGAAAGCCTTCCGAGCTAATTGACTTCAATTCAATTAATTTCTCACCATGCCAGTTAATAATTCCGTCAGCAGTGCCTTCAATTGGTGGTGATGAGTAACTAACTGGGATTTCCTCAGCAACCAAGATACCCATCTCCCTGAAATAACCATAAAGCCTGTCGTGAACAGCATGACCATTATCAAAAATTCTAAGTGTTTGTGCTCTAAAATCTGGTGTCACGCTTACACCATCAAACATATAGTACCAATAGCGTGAACATTGATTGGTATAACTTGGGTGAAAACCATTAACCTTTTTAAATTCTGGCTTATTTCTTGCCGTTAAGCTTTCATCAATAGCCTTATTTAAACCATCCTCAAGCTCAATAACAGTAAGCTTTTCTACTGGAATTTCTACTTCCTTTGGCTTTCTTAATACCTTTAATGATTTCATTGCATACCGCCTTTCGCAGCGAGTTTAAGTGCATTTATGTTTTCCGCTAATGCTTCATACATGGTTTTCCATATATCATTAACAAACTTATCTTGATCATTCATAACCGCAGACTTTCTTTTGAAAGCTTGAGATTTAACAATCATCAATGTCCTATACGCTGCTAATATATTAGCATACTTAACAGCTTGACCGCCCAGATAGTGGTCTGGGTTTTGAATAATGTCTTCAACTATTCTTATACATTCAATGAATTCTTCCGCTTTATCGCCCATCTGCTCAGCAAGAATCTCTTTATTAATTATAATATCTGGCATTAGATATCCTTTCTTAAATCTTCTGTTTTAACTAAAGCTTGATATTCGCTTCCTTCAATTAAATCCTGGAACACATCCCAGTCAATTATAGCGACCTTTGTTTCAGAGTTCTCACCAAATACAACAGATATACATGGGTATTTGTAATTAGCATTGAAAGCGTCTTTTCTCATCTTAGCCCAAGCTTTGAGGGTTAGTGTAAAAGTCTTCTCATTGTGTTTGTAATCAACCAGGAACTTGTGGAGAGAAGCGTCACCCTTCTTAAGTCCACGACCTGAGTTCTTTACTGCTTTAGCTCTGTCACGCTTAATTTCTTCTTTTTCAGTTCTTTTCACCAAGCTCTTCTTTCAAACGATTGCGATCTGCCCTCATCAGTATGTATTGTACACGAATAGCCAACAATTTGCTCTCTGTTTCTTTAAGTTTAGTCTCTAAATCAGAAATTTTTTTATTTGTTTTCTTGCTAGTCCGAAACATTTATATAGAATCCCATATTTATGTTAAAGAAGCAATTATTCAAATATCCTAGCTTTTGAATTTAAATTTAACAACCTGCTTCAGCTCATCTTGATATGGTCCAGCCCTAAGCACGACATTGACATCCTGAACATTGGCGAGATGAGTGCATGGATAAACTACCAGATCACTTCCATATAAAACACCACCAATCTTTGACGAGTCATCATCAATAATTCCCTTTATGCTTTCGTGTTTAAGACCTAAAGCAATAAGTGATTGACTAAATATATGCGCCCCGAATATATATGTCGGAGTGCTGTCAAGATCAAGCAGTACATTATCTACAAACCTCTGGTTGCTTTCCCACATAGTATCAAATGCAGATATTTGATTAAAGTCTTTTTTTAATTCCTGATATTGTCGCTTTCTATTTTTATTCTTAATCACCTGTAAGAAATGACTGTGTAGTTTGAAATCAATCTGTTCTTTAATCTCAAATCCAGTCTCTTCTAAAAGGTATTTAAATTGCTGCAAATCAATATAATAAGTGTGTTCAAAACACAATGTGCTTGCACCGTTAGAAACAAGACCATGCTTCATATTTGGGAAAGACATGTACATCTCGCCATTATCTGGCATTAGATTAAAAATTTTACACAAGAATTCTTTGGGGTTTAGAACATGCTCCACTGTATGGGAATGCACAACAGAGCCTGTAATCTCATCTTGATAGTCTTCAAATAGCGTGTTATAAATTTTAATTGCATTATTTGCAACAGATGCTGCAGGATCAACTATTGAATAGTTACTATCACCAATATGATTGACTATAATGCTGGCAAGATTGCCATTTGAACCACCAATTTCAAAAATAGCTTTTGGTTTGTTATTCAATATAAACTCAGCAAAAGCCTGATGATGTTCTTTCCACAGATT